TTTCTCACCGATCAAGACAGGGAAAATACGTGTTGATACCTGATTAACAATAGCGGTTGTGGCTATTAGCTTGGCGTATATGTATTTACCGATGTTCATTATTCAACTTTTTGGGTTTCAATCGTCATAAATCGGCTACGTCCAAGGTCTTCGATGTTGGTAATTGAATAATAACTACCACGAAAAAGAATCCGCATTTTCTCGGTAAGTCCTTCCCTGTGCCTGATGGTGAAATCTGATGGCGTTGTTACAACCAATTGATCTGCCGCTTTGTTTTCTCCTGCTCCGCTTGCTGTTTTCTTGATGGATGCCCAACAGGAAAAAACAGCAGTCCAAGATAGTATCTCTTGTCCTGAATCTCCGCGTGTAGCGGTTTCTTCTTGAATCTCAATGCGTTGATTGAAGTCGCCGATATTTAATGTTTTGGCCATTACGATCTAAATTGAAAGAATGGGGAAAGAAGTACATCGGATGCGTTTATTTTTTCCTGTACCATGTCTTCACGGTTTGCGTCCATTTTACCGACAATATTCAAGACCGCCAATCTCATAGCAGCAGGAACCATTGCAGGAATGTCTCCATATCCCGCTGTGTATGTAATCCTGACAGCGTCAGGCTGTACAGTTAGATCTATCGGCCATTCGTAGCCGTATGCAGGCATCACTACGAATGAACGGCTGTTTGTGTACCATCGGTAAGCAATTGGATTGATGGTTCTGGTAACTCCGATGGAATCAATGTACTGGATTGACGTTACTGAAAGCCCTGGTCTTATTGATAGGCTGATTGCCTGGTCTCCAACTTCCGGAAACTGCGAATGTGTCTCCACAATTGTCTGTGTCAACATCGCAACAGAGTACAGCCTTTCGATTTGGTCGCACGTTGCTGATACGTACAGCTGTATCAGTTCGTCATCCTGCGCAATGTCATCAAGCCGCAACTGTCTGCGAACGTCATCGAACGCAACAGGAAGGTTTGCAGACTTCGTAATTGTTACACCTGTAAACGTGTCCTGACTTGTCATACTTGTATCTTTTTTGGAATGCCACCTGGTGCTGATATGTGATTGTAGGCTGTTAGATACCAACTACCAATTGTCAGCCCTGCCGCTTTTGCGCTTTCATCGCTGTCGTACAGTGCAAGTGCATCAAGCCAATATTGTACATCTCCGTGAAGTGATCGCGGAAAGGTGACATTGACAACCCGACTTGAAACCGCGACATTGATAGTCATTAGCTTGTGATTTTGTCAATTAGCGTGATGGTTCCTCTGAACCAAGGGTAAACTGTTGTATCTGCAAGGGTAACCTTCAGATCATAATACAACAGATTGTCCAGTGTAAGCGTTCCAGTTCCAACTGATTCAGGGCTGATCGTTAACTCTCCCAGCGTTGGTGCGGACAATACGATACCAAGGCCACCAGTTTGAAGTGTAAGTACAACAGTTCCTGCGGCGTTCTTGACTTGCATTCTTGCCGTTGCTCCGGTAAGGTTGATAACAACCCCGTCCTCGTCTTTTCCAATGACCACAATAGGCAAAGTAGCGCCTCTGTACCATTCCATCTCAACGACTGGTGGCCTTAGGCTTAATCTTTGCGCGTCTTGTGTCATTTCTTGCGTGTTTGTTTTTCTGAATTATTAGAAACCGCTTTTTGAATAGCAGGGTTTACCATTACGGCAAACCCTGCTTTTATCAAATCTTTTGCGACATCTTCTGTTACATCGTATTCCTTACTTTTTGCGTAATGGAACTCAATGCTTGCAACCGATTCAATCATCAAGATTCTCACAATTACGCCAGTTTCAAGTGCTTGATTGCTGCGGTGTTGATGCAATTGGCATCCCAACGAGCGTAACCTTGGAAACCTACCAAGCCATTCGCTGCGTACAGTTCATCAAGGCGCAACACGGTGAAGTCTTGAACCTGACGAATGATGTACTTAGAGAAGTCGCCACAAAGGAGGATCTTTTTCGTTGTGGTCATTGCGCTGTCCATGCCCTGATTGATCCAGTACTGCGTCCCGTCAATCCGGTCAGGCTGTCCAGCAACGTATGAAGGCATCCACAAGGAACGGCCATCAGAAGTGCCGATTGTCAGTTTTTTCAAGACCGCAAGGATTGCGTCATTGAGCATGAATCCGAAAGATGCGCTCATCCGGTAAGCTGGATCAATGGAATGTTTCAGGTCAAGGATTTCAGCGAATGTAACCGCTGTTGCGGATGCTGTGGTTTTGCCGAGTGTCGAAGCTGTTACAACACCATTTGGTTGGGAGGAACCTGTGCCAGTGGTGCAAGATGTGTTGATTGCGCGACCAAAGCGAGTGCCGAACACGTTGGCCAGTTCTGCGGCCATGTCGAATGCACTGTCTTGTAGTAGTTCCCAGCTGATTTTTGCGGCCGTTCCGTACTTGTATGCGGCCAGTGAAGTCTGACCGAAGGTCAAGTCTTGGATGGTGAAGGCTGCTGCCTCAGCTACAAGAAGTGCAGTCGTTGCCGTGTCGTCTTCAGTTGGCCAAGGCAGGGTGTTGCCTGTGGCTGTCCGGATGACGCGTGCAGCTTGCAGAATGCCGGAGTAGTCCAGCATGGCGCGTTCAATTTCAGGAACGAATCCCTGTGGAACGGTGTAGCCGCCCAATGTGGTTGTACCTACAATCTGATTTGATGTTCCGCGTTTTTCGGACATGATGCTGCGCTGCTCAGACGTAAGGCTGGAATTTCCATAGCGAAAATACTGCTCAAAGGTGGATTCATAGTCCTTGTCTTTGCCTCGGTCATCCTTGGCAGCGGTTGTGTTCACGGTGTATTCCGGTGAACTGAAATGCTTTGCAGCACCTTCGTTTGCACGTTTTTCTGCCGTTTCATAGGCGCGAATCGTTGCGGTGAAGCCTTCGTAATCAGCGTCAAGTTTTGCGTACTGCGAATTCTCGTCTGCTGTCATTGCGCGAACTTCCTTGGCTGAAGCTTCAACCAAGGCTTTCATTTGTGTGACGACTTTCGCACGTTCGTCATACACTTTCTGAATACCAGTTACCATTTGTATTTACTGTTTATTGGTTAGAAGCCTCCATCAATTCGATGATACGAAGGCGTTTAATGCAAATATTTTGTATTTCTTCGGGTGTTGGGCCTGTTGGCTTAACCTGTTCTTCGTAGCTTCTTTTGGCGGCTGATGTGTCAGGGTTTGCCGGATATGTGACTGGTGAGGCATCAACAACTCTGCCTACTGATATGATTGTACGGTGCTGCTTACCGTTACGCATTTCCCAATGATCTGGCGCTGTTCCTCTGGTTTGATCAAGGTAAAAACCCCAAGAAGATTGCGTAATGTCTCCGCGTTCAAGTGCTACCCTTACGTTTTCTCCGTTTGGGCTTTTTGGAAGGTCAACAGAATACCATAGGCCAGTATCGTCAACGCCAACAGTTGCCGTCCCTGATGTTGTTCGGCCAAGTATCAGACTTGGGTCATGGTTGAATAGGATCCGCACATCTGTCATGTCTGCCGACTTCAACGCCGAACGGCTGATTGATTCGGTGAACCAGCCCATGTCATACTGGACATCGAATTTAAGCGCGTAACCGTGCAAGGTGTTGGTTTCACCAGACTGGCGAACCTCAACGCCTCCAACGCAATCCCTTTGCTCTTTAATTATTATTGGTGTTTTCGTTGCCATTGTTGTCCGTGTTATTGTCAGTGTTATTATCGTTATTGTTGTCAGGCGTATCCTTCCCGTTGTTCGTGTCGGTTGTCGGTGCTGTTTCTGCTGGCATTGGCTTAACACCCATTCCATTCATCGAAGGACTGTACAGTGTGTCACCTCCTTCAATTGGATTAAGGTTGTCAATGGCGCGGATTTCGTTCTGCGTCATCCATGCAGGATTAGAAACGCCCCCCAATGCGCGAGTAAAGTATTCGCCTCGGCTTTGGGTGTCTCCGCGTAGCAAGGCATCAACATTGAATCGGAAAAACTTGTTTGTTTTTTCGCCTTGAAAAAGCATTTTTCTATTCAACTCCTGCTCCCAGTTCTTCAGGATCGGACGCAGGGTGTCCCGTACAAACTCAAGGCTTTGATGTTCAATATTATTGTTTGTGGATCGCTCCAAGTCGCCGATCATGTGCGGCGGCACTCGGTAAATGCTGCAAATATCCTGCCGCGATAGTTTGGCTGTTTCGATGAACATTGCGTCTGATGGTTTCAAGGTCAGCGGTATGTATTCCATCCCGCCCTGCAATACTGGCATCTTTCCGGCATTCTCTTTTCCTGAATAATTCAGACGGAAATTTTCGCGAATGTCAATAACCTGATCGCTTGACATTTTCAACGGGTGTTTCAAGTATCCCATTGACAGCATTCCGTTTTTCCACAAACTGCCTTGCGTTTCAATAGTGGCAATGCCAAGACCGATGTTTTCACGGAAAATCTGAATCGGTGAACGACCAACGATGCCATCTGTTGAAAGGCCCTTAACGTGCAGGATATTTTCTGGCTTTGATGGTATAGCCATGTTGACAATCTTGTACCACAACTTACCTTCAGGATCAAGACCTGGTGTAACGTGTGAAGGATCAATGATCTTTAACTCGATCGGTCGCCGATTGCCGTCACGGATAATGTACGCATAAAAATTGCCATGCAAGCAAAGGTGCAGCATAGCAGTGGCACGAAAATCGTAGCTTGAATACAGTTCTGAAGGCTCCGAATTAAGAAGGATGTACCTTGAGTCTGTTGTCAGCTTGATAGTTTCATAATCAAGAAACTGGAACAATTCAAGCGGCAAAGATGCCACCGATTCTGAAAGTACTTTTGAACAGGCGTAAACAGCAGCGTGTGCAAGTGCTGTTTCTTGGTTGATCGTTACGCCAGCATGGGTTTTCGATCCACCAAGTAGCGTATAAAGCCATTCAGATGGATTGGTAAGGCTCGAAGGACTCGAACGCTTGAATAATGAATCTGAGATTCTGGTAATGAAGTTGGCCATACCCTTGCTGCTTTGGCAAAGATACGGCTAACAAAACAAACCAATTAAAAAAGTTTTTTGAAGTTTATTTTTTTAAATCATAAACGCATCTGCTGACGAATAGCTGTCGGCAGTTGGGTTTGATAGCATTTCTCCAAACGCAATCACGGTTGCAATTACACCATCAATCTTTTGGTGTTTTGTCATTTTGTGAAGTGTGATGTTTTCGGCCCTGTCATACTTTGGATTGACATTTGTCATCATCCAGCGCAATACAGGATTGTTTCCGTGATTGATGCGTTTCTGCTTTACAAAGCGTTCAAATTCTTTTGTTGGCGGTGACATAGTTGCGTAACCCTGCCGATATACCGCCATCGGGAATCCGTCATCTTGTAGTTTGGCTACTGTCTGCCATGCGTTGTGTGGGTCATAGCCCATCGAAAGCATGGTGTAAGTCTCGCGAATCTTGTGCATTTCGGCTATTAGGTAGTCGTAATCCGTTACGTTGCCAGGTGTCACGTTTATGAATCCGTCCTTTACCCATCGTTTCATATCCGGGTAATCGCGTGACCTGATCTTTAATGTTTCTTCAGGAATCCAAAAAAAAGGCAAAACAATGAATTCCCCATTCTCCGTGTCATCGGGCGGAAAAACAAGACTGGCAGCGGTGAAGTCAGAAACAGCAGCGAAGTCAAGACCTCCGTAACACTTCCTGCCATACAATTGATCAACATCTATTCCGTTAGGGCAAGCCATCCATGCTTCATCAGGTATCCATGTTTTCGCCGATGTGGTCCAAATATTCAGGTTTTTTGTTTTGAACTCTACTTCTGACTGGCCGCCTTCATTAACTGCCTTCACGTATTCGCTCCGCATAAAATCCCATGTCGGGGTAATCCCTATTTGTGGATTGGATTTAATCCATGTCTTTTCATCGTTCCAGTCGTCACCTTCATCAAGTGTGTATATGGCTGTGAAGAAGGTCTCGTCTTGCTTCGATCCACTTAGTATGTCAATGGCTGATCGGCGAAGGTTGAAGCATGGGCTTTCGATGTCAAAGCCTGCGGTTGTGATAATGTAAAACAGAGGGGATCTCCTTGCCCCAGCACCAGTTTCAAGAACTTTTAAAACGTCTGAAGTTGGGTGAGCATGGTATTCGTCAATTATAGAAAAATGCGGACTCAGTCCATCCAGCGTCCAAGCATCAGAAGAAAGCGCTTCAAAGAATGAATCGGTCGCGGTGTTTAGGATCCGGTGGGCTAACAGTCTTACCATGCCTTCAATTGCAGGGCTGTCTTTCTTTAATTCCCTTGCCATGATTTTTGCAGCACCATATACGATTTTGGCTTGCTGCCTTGTCGTTGCTGCCGAAAATATTTGTGCCGTTTCTTCTCCATCAATCAGAAGCCCACCAATTGCAATGGCTGCCGCTTCTTCTGTTTTGCCTTGCTTCCTTGCTACTTCAATGTATGCTCTCCGAAAGCGTCTGCCTTTTCCATCCTTCCGTTGCCATCCGAACAATACTGCCCACCTGAAAGCCTGAAAGTCTTGTATTTGGAAAAACTGGCCTTTCCATTCGCCAGACGTGTGGCGAAGGATTGAAATAAAACCTAACCATCTGGCGGCCTCCTGCTTATCGAAGTAGTAAGGGAATTCTTTTGTCTTTTCCCGTTCAAGGTCAGCCAG